CTAATGACATATCTAATGTCTCTTCTACGGTTGCTCCAGGTGTTGATGTTACAAAGTTACTTCCTCCAGTTGCTGTTTCAGTTCCTTGTATTACATCACTACTATCTATATCATCCCCCTCATCAAAAAGAATTTGACCAACCGTGTTTTCAAGTTGGGTATTAGGATTGGACATTGCTAATTCTTTATTCAAACTATCTGGTATAATATATCCATGTAATTCCATATTAAATGTAGTCTTTACAATTCTATCTCCATCAGTAGGAACTTCTGTAGAATCAGAAAATTCTGCTATTGATGTTCTAAATTTGAATCTTTCGGGGTCACCCCAATAACTACCTTGTGAGTAATTTATGGCTTCTATAAGGTCATTCATTTGCTCAATATAGTCTGTCCAAATAACACCCTCGTACTGAATAGTGACATAATCTGGAACTACTACTGAGTATCTTTCTCTAATTGGAACGACCCCTTGTAATGCTGAGAAATTATCGTATCTGTTTTGTGGAGAATATTTCTTCTCAAATGTGTAAAAAAGTTTTGGATTATTTGCATCTATTTTTGAAAAGTTTACAGAAGTGTCTTTACCAACAGAAGTTCTTCTGTACATAATTAAAGGAACCATTATTTTACCCTTTTGGTCTCTATAATATTGTCCTCTTTGTGCTGATACCCATCTTTCTGGAGAACCATATAAAACTGGTACAGAAACATCCTCATCAAAATCATTAACTCTCGGTCTTATAACCTCATCAAAATAATACTTTATTGCATCATCTATATCATAAAGACCTATTTTTATATCACCAACTCTGTCTTCTTTTCTTGTCCTTGTAGAACCACGATTTATTTGTTTTGATGGTGGTTTTTGTGCACCAGGTGCTGCTCTGTCTATTACAAATTGTGAAGATATGTCTAATTGAGACTTTGGTGTTGGTTTTTCTGCCATTAGATATTCCTCATACTATTATTTTTACTTGCATCACCAACACGAACTCTTTCTAATTGAAGTTTTGTTTTTCTTGACATATGTGTGGTTACGGTTATCGTCAAAGTATTTTCTGTCTGTCCATATACTAACTGATTTTCTACGACTCCGTTTACTTCCCAATAAGAATCATTCCAAGAAAGTACATCTCCAAGTTCTAAAAATAGTCCAGCATTCTTTATTGTCTTTCTTAAGAAATTAAAAGTAGCGGC